AAACTTCGTTTGGATTGGGAGATCAGCACTGAGTCCCTTGAGGACAACATTGCGGGTGATTCTTTAGAGGATCATCTCGCATCAGTGATGGCTCGCCAGACAGCGAATGACCTTGATGACTTGTTCATCAATGGCGATACTACGAGCAGCAATGCTCTACTCAAGAGCCTTGATGGCTTTGTTAAACTTGCACTGGCAAGCGGTTATGTTCTGGATTGTGAGGGCGGCATGCCGATCTCTCGTTCAGTCTATGATCGTTCGCTCCGTAAGATTCCAAGCAAGTACCTGCAGCGCCGCAATGACCTTCGGTTCATGTGCGGTCCTCAATTGGTACAGGACACCATTTATCACTTAGGAGATCCGTCTGCTAAGGTTGATGGGAATGTCGCTTCTGGCGGCTCCCCGGTCAACTCTGATATTGGTGGTCGGTACTTCGAGGGTGCTGGTGGTGCAAACGGTGGTCCTGGTGATACAGGCCTGCGTCCGTTTGGTACTCCGGTTCTTGAGGTACCCCTCATGCCGGAAACTGTTGCTGGCGATTACGGTGGGGCCGCGGGTGACCACGGCTACCTAATCATGACATTCCCGCAGAACCATATTATTGGTATTCAGCGTGAGATTGTTGTGTATCGCGAGTTCAAGCCAAAGAAAGACACGATTGAGTACACTCAGTTTACCCGTGTTGCGTCAAACGTCGAAAACTTCGATGCTTACGTAATCACCAAGAATGTTAAGCGCCGCGCCGCTTAAATATAATTGAATAACTGATGAGGGCGAAGGGGCAGTTGAGGAACTGCCCCTCGTCTTCGTTAAAACCAATGTTGGTATCATGAAAGGAGGTATGGTAAGATATAATCATGGCTGATGATAACGTAGTTACTTCCAAATCTATTGAAGATGCGGAAGTCGAAGAACCAAAAGAAGCCGCTCCGGCGGCAGAGAAGAAGGCTCCAGCTAAGAAGGCTGCGTCTTCAAAAGATATTTTAATCAAGATGGAAGGGCCTAGAGGTTATGCCTCAGGTGGACATGATTTCACTCTGGAGCATCCTTTCAAGGCGCTCCCGGAAAAAGAAGCATTACTTTTAATTGCCACTGGCTCGTTTGTCAGGGCAAAAGAATCTGAAGTTAAGGCCTTCTATAAGGAGTAGCAATGGCTGATGATAATGTAGTAGAAGAGGTAGTAGCGGAGGAAGCGCCTAAGGCGCCGTTGTGGAGTCCCAAGGGATCCAATGATGGTGTCTGGGTTAAAATGATTGACGGACCAACTTCATATAGCATGCAGGGGTATAAATTTACACTGGAAGATCCAGTGCAATGTGTGCCTGCTGATATTGTAAACATGTTGTTGGCAACTGGCAGTTTTGTTAAGACCGCAAGACCTAAATAAGGTTTAGTAATATAAAAAATAGGAGGTTGTAATGGCCGCAATTAGCAATTACTTGGAAAACGAGCTTCTGGATCACGTTCTGAAGAATGCAGCATATACCAGTCCCACGACTGTATATCTTGCTCTCTACACTTCCAACCCAACAGACGCAGACTCCGGTACTGAATGTTCGGGCGGGTCATATGCCCGTCAGTCTATTACTTTCGGTTCGGTTGCCTCTGGCGGTACGATTTCCAACACTGCAGATATTACGTATACTAGCATGCCTGCCGCTACGGTGACGCATGTTGGTATTCATGATCATGTTAGTGCTGGAAACTTGCTGTTCCACGGTGCGCTTAGTTCGTCTAAGTCAGTGGATGCTGGGGACACATTTAAAATTTCAACAGGCGACTTGGATATTTCGCTCGACTGATCGGGGTGCATTATGACCCTAAAGAGACGAGAATTCGTAGGAGCCGCATCAGAAACAGAATTGTCTGCCGGGATCAACTCATCGGCCACATCCTTTACTGTTGCAAGCGGATCTGGATTTCCTGACGGAAGCGATTATCCGTTTGTAGTGGTATTGGATCGTGGCGCGAATGATGAAGAGAAGGTATTAATCTCTTCAAGGTCCGGTAACGATTTCACTGTTGCCCAGAATATTGGTGGAGTAACCACCGGTCGCGGATTTGACAGCACAACTGCTGCGTCACACGATTCAGCGTCTAAGGTCGGGCATGTTTTAGATGCAACGACTATGACTGACATTAGTCAAACCGTATATGACAATGAAGTGCTATACTGGATGGGGGTAGCTTAGATGGCTCAATTTACTGCTAAAAATATATATCGGGGGCAACCTGGTACTTCTATTGGCACCCTGTATACTGTAACAAATACTAATGATTATTATACTATTGTAAAGAATATTATTGTTTGTAATACTACGAATAGCGCTGCAAATTTTGATTTGCATGCTGTTGCATCTGGCGGAACTGCCGGTGTGACGAATCAGGTGTTCTCTGACTTCGTTGTTCAAGGGGATGAGACTGTATCTATTGATGTTTCTATGGTTCTGGCCAAAAACGAAACGCTACAGGCTCTTCAAGTAACATCTGGAGCTTTGACCCTTACTATCAGCGGAGTGGAGTACACCACGTAATGGCCATTAGACACTTCCCTTCTGCAAAGATTTCCGCATCCACGACCCACTCAGTTAAGACAGAAACTACTGGTGGAGCGCCTACTTCAACGATTGCTGATGGGTCTATTGCTGTTGATACAACTAACGATGTATTCTATTATCGTTCAAGCGGATCTTGGACACAGGTGTCAACTACACCAACTACTGTTTCAGACACGGCTCCCAGCAATCCAAGCGCTGGGGATTTATGGTATGAATCTGATACGGGGAATACGGTTGTGTATTATGATGATGGTGTTGGTGCTGCTCAGTGGGTTGAGTTGGGCCATGCTGCCGATTCCACTGTAGTGGAGTATGCGGCAAATATTGATGGCGGGGTTCCAAGTAGTAATTATACTGGAATTACCTCTCTTGATGGCGGTGGCGTGTAGTGGCTATTAATTTCCCGGCATCTCCATCTGCTAATCAGGAAGTTACCGAAGGCAATATGACTTGGTTCTGGAATGGAACCTATTGGGAGCTTAAGTCTACTACATCGAAGTTTACTGCGAGTGATGATGCTCCCACTAGTTATACAGAGGGAGACTTCTGGTACGAGTCTGACACGGGTAAACTTTTTATTCGATATGATAGTACATGGGCTGAGGTAGGTCACGCTTCTGACGGTCAGTCTTTCCAGGCTGCTGATACGCCTCCGGGTTCTCCGGCAGCAAACGATATCTGGTATGAGTCGGATACAGGTAAAACGTTTATTTATTATGATAGCGCCTGGGTTGAGATTGGTCACGCTAGTGATGGCCAGTCTTTTAAGGTTGGTGACGCTATTCCGGCTGCGAGCGCTAGCACTGCTGGGGATATCTGGTTTGAGTCCGATAGTGGTGGTGCTTATATTTATTATAATGATGGCAGTAGCTCCCAGTGGGTTGAGCTTGGCCATTCGGTAAGCGGTATCAATGTCAATATTGATGGTGGAGTTTCTGGTACCAATTATGGTGGGATAACTGCTCTTGATGGGGGTGCGTCGTAATGGCGATTAATTTTCCTAGTAGCCCGAATGAAGGTGACATCCATCAGGTTGCTGATCGTGTGTGGCAGTGGGACGGAGAAAAGTGGAAGGCTACTGGTACTACGTCTAGTTCTGCTGTGGGGGCTGTTGTTGTCTTTGAGGGTGCGACTGCTGATGCGCACGAAACAACTTTAACTGTTGTTGACCCTACTGCTGATCGTACAATTACTTTGCCGAATGCAACTGGGACGGTTGTTCTTACTTCTGACTTAACAACTTATGCCCCACTTGCTTCTCCTGCTTTCACGGGTGGAATGACTATTACTGATACAGACAGCGGTGCTGATTACGGGCCGGTTCTGGACTTGTTCAGGAATGGAACGTCGATGGACGACGAGGACCATCTTGGAACTATCAGGTTTACTGGTGATGACACTGATGGTGCAAAGCAAACGTATGGTCAGATCAATGTCCGGGTCGAAGAGGACGGTGATGACGCATTCGGTGACATGGAGTTCTGGATTGGGCAGGTCGGTAATGCCAGGATTCAGCGGAACATGGTTATTGACGATTATTTCCATTCGATCACTCAGGACGTAAGGATCGGTGACGGATCAACTTATACTCAAGGATTTGGGGCTGCTGCTGATGAGAGGATTTACACCGGGTTTTGGGCGGAGCTTGGGCATGATGGCAATAATGATCTTACTGCTGATAGGAATTTCTATTTCCCAGATTCGTCAGGGACGATTGCTCTTGCCGATGATGCAAGCAGTATTATTGCTGGGCAGATGTTCTGATGAGGAAATATCATGCCTCGATTTGATGGAAGATTCTTCCCCTCCAGCCAAGTTGCCGATTGGGCCTCTGGTAAATTTGGTACCCCAGGCTGGTATCCCGCTGCTCCTACTGGTGTAACACCAACAGAGGGCGATCAAGAGGTTGCCCTGACATGGACTGAAGGGAATACACATGGTGCAGATATCACCGGGTACAAAGTAGAAAAGAATGATGGTTCTTGGTCTACGGCAACATCTGATACTGGAAGTGGTACTGCTTCTTATACTGTTACTGGTCTTACAAACGGAACGGCTTATACCTTTCGTGTTACTGCTATAAACAGTGTGGGGCTTGGGGAAACGGTGTCTTCAGTTAGTGCTGCTAAAACACCACGGGGTGTGCCGGGAGCGCCGGGAACTCTGTCGCTGGCCGCAGGGGATCCTTCCCCCAATGTTATCGACCTGTCGTGGTCAGCACCGGGATCGCTCAATGGTGGTGCTATCACCGGGTATAAAATTCAAAGGTCTACTGATGGTTCCTCTTGGTCGAATGTTGTTGCTGATACGGGCAGTACGGGTACCACGTACAGCAATACGGGTTTGACTGCAACAACTGCATACTACTACAGGGTTGCAGCAATCAATGCAGCAGGCGCTGGTGGTTATGGTAACGAACCAACTCTTACTACTGCTGCTCCGTTTGTGTCTTGGTCCTACAGCGGCTCTTATACGACAGGAACCAATGGTTCAAATACTTGGGTCAGGTGTACGTCAACCGGTAACTTTGTAATCTCCGCTAACCCCAATAGCAGGACGTTCACTCTGTGTCTTGTCGCTGGCGGGGGTGGAGCTAGTGGTGGCAATGATAACGGTACGGGCGCTGGTGGCGGTGGTGGGTTTAGAGAGTTGACTTCTCAATCGCTCTCAACGGCAAGTCACACGGTCACGATTGGTGCCGGTGGCGCTGGTGTTGGTTTTACTACCGCTTCGGCGGGAACTAATAGTTCAGTGGGTTCTACGTCGGCTACGGGGGGAGGCTACGGCACTAGTGGGCAATCGAACCAGGGTGGTGACGGCGGTTCTGGTGGCGGTGGTGGCCCACAAGGAAACAAGCAGGGTGGTGCTGGTAATGCCGGTTCCTATTCGCCTGTTGAGGGCTACGGAGGCGGCAACGGTATTACAGGTGGATGGCCGATCCATCGGGGTGGCGGTGGCGGCGGTGGTGCTGGCGCTCACGGAGGGCAAGCCAACTACGTCCCTCACGGTGGCATTGGAGAAACGACCTCATTGACGGGCACGACCTATTTGGTCGCTGGTGGTGGCGGGAGTTCCATGATGGATGTAAGCGGTGGTTACTCTTATGGAAAGGGTGGCGGTACTGATGGTAACGGTACGGGCACCAACCAAAGCACCGCTAACGCTGACAACCAGAGGTATGGAGCAGGGAACTCCTGCCAGCCATCGAACGTTCGTGGCGGGAATGGGGGGACAAACACTGGCGGTGGTGGTGGCTCACACGCCCAGTCTGGAAGCAGTTCGACGTTGGGCGGTACCGGTGGTTCCGGCGTTGTAGAAATCCAGTGGGTGACATAGATGGCTCATTTCGCTGAAGTAGACGCAACCAACATAGTTGTAAGGGTTCTTGTCGTTGCTGACGATCAGGAACATCGGGGACAGGACTTTCTAGCCAACGATCTTGGTCTTGGCGGGACATGGATACAAACGTCGTATCAGACCATCGGTGGCGAGCATCCCGGTGGCGCTCCGCTGCGAGGCAACTATGCAGGGGTCGGACATACCTATGACCCATCGGAGGATGTTTTTTATGGCCCTCAACCGTATTCGTCGTGGGTTCTGAATGACGGCTACCAGTGGGAGGCACCCACCCCCAACACAAACTCTGGCTATATCTGGGATGAGGACACAACATCATGGATTAAGCCAGACAGTCCATACCCATCATGGGTTTGGGATGATGGTCGTTGGCAACCGCCCGTTTCCTATCCCGGCACAATCGGTGAAGAACCGGTCTATGATTGGGACGAAGATACAACCTCTTGGGTTGAGGTAGAATAAACAAATAAGTGATATAATGGAGGCACGATGGCAATAG